AGCTGTTGTTCAGGATTATTTGCTTCCCGGTAGAGGAATTGCAAAGGTTGAGTATGTGCCCGTGTTTGAGGATACAGAAGAGCGGACTGATGTTGCACCTGACTTTGTAGGTGAAGATGGGCAGGAAGGGTTCCCTGACGGCACTGAATTTGATGAGAATGGCGCATTCAAGATGGTCAAGGGTGAGAAACTCGTAAATGAAGAGGTTAGATGTAAATATCAGTTCTGGAAAGATGTTCGCATTGATAACAATGCAAGACGATGGTCGGATGTCGATTGGATTGCGTTTGGTGACTGGCTGACCGAGGAAGATTTGAAGGAACAGTTCGGAGAAGTTGGATTAAAGGCCGCATTTGAACTTAATTCAAGTGAAAACTCGACTGAAAGACAAAACTCTGACAAACAGGCTCGTGTCTGGCAGATTTGGGACAAGGAATCACGAAAAGTTCTGACCGTTATGGAAGGACATAAGAAATTCCTTGAAAAAGAAGATGATCCTTTGCATCTTGAACAGTTTTTCCCGATTCCGAAGCCTTTATATGCCCTGAAAACTAATAATACGCTGGTTCCACGGCCTGAATATGCAATTTATCAGAAACAGGCGGAAGAACTCAACCAAATCACGCGCAGAATCACAGCATTGACCGATGCTCTGAGGCGAAGGGGCGTTTATGACGCTTCTATGGAAGAATTACAACAGTTATCCAATGCTGGTGATGATGTATTTATTCCCGTTACCGACTATGCGACGAAGATCATGGAGAAGGGTGGCCTTGCTGGTCTTATGGCAGAATCTCCGATTGACAAGATTGCACAGGTTCTGGTTGGGCTTTACAATCAGAGAGCAGAGATTAAACAGATTATTTTCGAGATAACTGGCATTTCCGATATTCAGAGAGGTTCTTCAAAGGCTTCAGAGACGTTGGGTGCTCAACAGATTAAGGCTCAGTTCGGTTCTTTGCGTATTCAGCCACGGCAGAAGGCCGTGCAGCGGTTTGCAAGGGATTTACTTCGCTTAAAAGCTGAAATTATCGGGGAAATGTTCTCCAAAGACACGTTAGAAGCGATTGTAGGGCATACAGTTAGTCAGGAAGCAATGGATTTGCTTAAGTCAGACAAGAATCGAGGATTCAGAATTGATATTGAGACGGATTCTACGATTTCAGCGGATGTTTCAGCGGAACAGCAGAACAGAATACGTTTCTTGACTTCTGTGACTGGATTCATCGAGCAAATGGCTCCTATTGTACAATCAGGTGCTATTCCACCGGATGTTGCGAAGAATCTTCTGATGTTTGGGGTGAGATCGTTCAAGATTCCTCCCGCTCTGGAAGAAAGCATCATGTCTATCGGTGGTGATAACCCGAAAGATGCCCAATTACAGCAAAAACTACAACAGGCGCAGCAGCAACTGAAGCAGGCACAAGACCAGGCATTGCAAATTACCACTGATGCTGAAAAGATTGTGAATGATTCCAAGATTGCCAAAGCGGAACTGAAAACTGAAGAAGAAAAACTGTTACGTAAGGAAGATGCATTGAAATTTGCGATAGTTCATCTTCAAGCCACGGCAGAGAAGGAAGGTCTTGAACTTTCCACTGTAGTAAAAGATGCAATATCACAGTTGACAGATGCCACGCCTAGTAACAACAGCACAGAATAAAGAATACTTCGACTGGATTGGCGACCAGTTAGGAGAGAAATACGACCCGAAAATGTGTACTGTCATCACACATCTTGATAAAGACGGGATTCTTGCCGTCACGCTTTTCAATAATTTCATGCACAAGAATTGTGAAATGACGATTGCGACTTCAAGTTCAAGATGGTGTACGCGGGAATATTTAAGGATTTGCTTCGGATATGCGTTTCTACAGTGTGATTTGGCAAGGGTAACTTTCGTGGTTGAACTCACAAATGACAAATGCCTGACGCTTTGCCGGAAACTTGACGCTGTGAAAGAGGGATATTTGAAGGATTGGTTCGGGAAGGGGAAGTCTGGATTTATATTCGGGATTTATCAGGATGAATGCAAATGGATAAAAATATAATGGAAAACAGTTTATGTCATTTCCAAATGGAGAAACTATGGAAATTGTCACAAAAGCTGTTTATCGGATAACCGATTCAGGGATAGAACTGGAATCGAAGGATTCGGTTGAATATAAAGGTGAAGTAGTGGAATGCAAGTCTGCACCTTCTCCTCCGCCTCCGCCTGATCCTTCTATTGCTATTGCGGCGAACGCGAAAGCCAATCGAATCAACACAGTCACACCATTTGGAACCACAAAATTCACCAGTCCGGCAGGTGCAGTTTCAGATGTTACCAGAACTGATACATTATCACCATCTCAACAGCGCCAACTTGACCAGAGAAACTCACTTGGTGAAGCATTACTTGGGATTGGTCAACAGCAGATTGGACAGTTTGATACATCACCGTTAAGGTTTAAGACGGCAGATTCAGGACAGAATCAGGCATTTAATCGACAGTTAGGTCTTTTGCAACCTGATTTCACACGGCAGGAAGATGCATTACGTCAGAGGCTTTCAAATCAGGGAATCCCGGAAGGTTCAGTTTTATTTGATAACGAACTTAGGAAATTGAGAGAGACACAGGGACGTGTGAAAGCAGGGCTTGCTAATCAGGCTGATGTTACAGGCCAAAATCAAGCAATTTCGCAACGCACGCAGAACTTCAATGAACTCGCTGCTTTGTTAGGTGGCCAGCAGTTGAACACTAATCAGGTTGCAACGCCACAGATTGATACTCAGGCAGCATTCAATGCTCAACAGGCACAACAACAGAGCAATTTTCAAGCAAAGAATGCTTCTGCAAATAACTTCAATCAAGGATTATTCAGTTTGGGTGGTGCGGCTATTACTGGCGGACTTGATTTTGCTGGCACAAAAGCCGGACAATCATTTTTCTCTGATAGACGATTGAAGAAAAATATCAAACGAATTGGCACTCATATTTTAGGAATCGGTATTTATGTGTTTGATTACATCTGGGATGAACATTCTATCGGAGTAATGGCTGATGAAGTCAAGGAAGTCATGCCTGATGCAGTTATCCGACATGGTAGCGGATTTGATATGGTGAATTATGCAATGATTGGAGGTGTCAGATATGCCTGATTCATTAGCCCTTCAATTAGCCGCCATTAAGCGTGGAATATCCACAGCCGACCTTTTACAACAACAGGCTAATCAACCTATCCAATTCGACCAAAGAGGTTCCATAGGCATCACACAGGGGCTCGCAAAACTCGCACAGGCGTTTATTGCAGGTAGGGCGAGGAATAGTGCTGATACGAAACTGAATGACTTTATCACGGCGCAGGGGACGCGCGATGAAGCAACGAAGAAGGCAAATGCCGATTTATTTAATGCTCTTCAGAACCAACAGAAACCAACTGCTGAACAATTCTCCGCTGCGGGGAAACCAGTTCAGACTGCTGCGTTGGCTGGTGCAATAGCTCAACAGACGGCAAGAGCAAAATTAAAACAACCAAAATTCAAGAGTATGAACATAAAGGCTCCGGGAAAGAAGATTAGAGTTGGCAGAATAAATCCTGTGGATGGGTTGCCGGAAATTAGGCAGAAGGATGGCAGTTTTGTTGCTGCCCCTGTTGGGTCACAAATCGTTTCCACTAATGTAACTGGAACTCCTGACCAATTAGGCTTTGGAGGAACCAAGACCCAAATAGGGAAGCAGAAAATTGATTTACAAAACAGTGAAATTGCAACCAGACAAGCGTTGGCAACAGCAGAAGATATGAAAGCTGCTGTTTTGAAAGACCCTAAAATTCTTGGGTTATCAGGCGCGTTTGAAAGAAATCTTACAGGATTTGTTACACAGGCGAAAAACTTTGCTGAATTATCAGGCATTAAAATATCAGCGTCACTTGACCCATCAAAATATAGTTTCGATAAAGCTGGCATAGGCGCACAAAATGCTGTGTTCAAAGCTAATGTTGTCAAACTGGCTTTTGCCGCTGCATCTGCCGCTGGGCAGACAGCAAGAAGCGTATCTGATAAAGATGTACAGCGATTCATTGACGAAATTGGCGGTTCATTACAAGACCCCAAACAGTTTGCTGCTGTGATTGATAATTTCACATCTGGGTTAGAGAGGGATTTCAGAATCAGATTTAGTGTGATAAATAAAACACCATTTACAGGGAATCTTAATCCTGTAGATAAACAGATAACACAACAACCAGTACAAGTAAAAGACGTAAATGATGCGCTTGCATTGCCTAAAGGGACTGTTTTCATTACTCCCGATGGCAGGCAGAAGGTGCGATAATGGCTGATCCTTTCGCGCAATTCGCAGATGCTCCACAGGATGGATTTGCACAATTCCAAGATGCGCCAACGCAGAATCAATTAGATTCTACACGTCAATCGACTATCGGTGGCAGCCAAGATAATGTTGTTACTGATTTAAGTTCTGGCACTGTTGATGAAAGGGTAAAGGCATTCAAGAAACAGGCATCAGAACAGCTTGGCGGACCTGTTGATTTTGAAAAAGGTGCTTCATTTGGGTTAAGGGCTGATTTATCGCTGTCCAACACTGACGAAGAAAAACTGGCAAAGATAAAAGCGCGTTTCCCTGAAGGCGACTTGAAAAGAGTTCAGACTGATGTTCCGGGATTTACTAATGGGGAATTGTTTTTCAGGAAATCTCCAAACGAACCCTTCACAATAGTTGACCCTGACCGCCCGGACTTGGGAGATATTGCAGACTTGGCAGGTAGTGCTCCGGCAATCGCTGGTGCTGTTGCTGGTGGGCTTAGCCCCGCAGGATTAGTCGCATCTGCAATCAAGGTTGGTATTGGCGCTTTCGCAGGAAACGAAATTGCGCAGGAAACAGAGAGGCTGAGAGGATTCCAGAAGGATTCTCCATTGGCGGTTGCAGGACAATCAGCATTAGAGGGTGGCCTAGCCGCGACTGGACAGGCGGGAGGACGTATTGTATCTGGAGTTCTTGGGAAAGGTACTGTAAGGTTAGCTCCAGAACAAAAACAGATGGTTAAAGCTGCAACCGAACTTGATACACACCTTACTCCGGGTCAAGTTTCACAGAATCCATTTGTAAGACAGGCTGAAGGTATAACGGGCAGGTTAAGCCCAACGGTTGAAAGACAGCGTGCTGCGCAACAATTAAAGATATTTCAGGCCGTTGAAGAAAAGAAACAGGCATTGGGCGGGTTAGATATTGTTGATTCGGCCAAAAAGTTGAAAAAAGATATTGGACCTAAACTTATTGATTCAACCAAACAGGAAATAGATTCTTTAGGCAAAGACTTAATAGGTAAGGAACAGTCTCTTTTATCATCCGGACGTGGAATACAGGAAGGGTTCTCTACATTCAGAACTCGTGTCAATGAAACTGCGTCAAGACTCTATACACGATTAGATGAAATCGCGGCAAATAGAAAGGTTGATATTCAGATAAAACTTGATCGTATCAAACAGGCGGCATCTGAATCTGAAACCCCGATATTTGGCAAAACAGCCACAGGGAAAGATATTCCTGTCAGCGATACGCTGGATACTGGTGTTAAGCAACTCATTGATGATATTCAGCAGCTTGGCGGGAACCAAAGTCTTACGGTTCTAAGGGCTTTAAGGGAAAGAGCAATCAAACTTGCAGACCACCCTGCTGATGTATTGCCAAGCAAATCTAATTTTGTTGCGTCCAATCTGAGGCGTTCAATAGATGACGCACTGAATAAGGATTTTGTTATTCCTGATCCGCAAGTGTTGTCTGCGTATAGGCGAGCATCTTCATTTTTCAGAGCTAAACAACAGCGCCTTGAGAATAAGGTTATCAAATCTTTCGTGAGGACATCTACTCCCGATGAGATATTAGGCACACTTTTAAGACCTAATCGTTCAGCTAGATTATTGACTGTTAGAAACTCGCTTCCAAAAGATAAATGGGAACAGGTGCGCGATTCTTTCAAGGGTCGGTTATTAGATAACCCTGCTGGGATTCAAAAGGAATTGACAAGGTTTGGGAAGCAGACCCGCGAAATCCTTTTGAACAAAAATGAATTAAAATCATTCAAACAGATAGGTGAACAATACAATATCCTTACAAAATCGCCTCTTTTCAAGGTTGTTCAAGGATCAATGAATCAGGGTCGTTTCCTTGGAACAAGATTTGATGCGAATAAAACTGAAGAAGCATTGCAATTCATGGAACAGTTAGGCGGAAAAACATCCGAGGGCGGAACAACGGCAAGAGCTGGTTTCATGGGAACACTATTGGCTGCTTCCTCAAAGGTTGAAGCCGGTGGTGTTGTGAAATTCAACGGAAAAGCCCTCGGCAGTATTCTTGATAAGATGCGGGAAAGCGGGATAGATAAAGCCGTTCTCACAGAAAACGACCTGAAACTTTTAACGAATATCCGTGACATTGCAAGTACAGAATCAGCACAAGTCGGGCTTGTAGGCGCAGGGCTTGTTTCCAAGGTAATCAATGATGTCACATCGGCTTCCGGCAAGCTTTTATATTATGGATTGCTTGGAAAAATGATTACCAGCAAAACATTGAGCAGATTTTTATTTGGCGATGGCCTTAAAACACAGTCAGATATTATCACTGCCTTTGCAAGAACGCTTACCCAGATAAACGGAGACCTTAGAAAAGATTTCAGCAAAGGCGTTCGTTCAGGGAAAATACCATTAGGGAACCAATAAATGCCTCTTTATACATGCGAATGTGAATCGTGTTCTTCACACACTGAGTATTACAGTCCGATAGCATCCAGACGCGATTCGCCAAAGTGTGCGTGTGGCGGAAAGACACACATGATAATCACGCCCACTCAAATAGCCCCTGCATTTCAGTCATATAAAGCTATCGCAGGTGATGGCCGTTGGGTTCATTCACGAACTCAACATAAAAATTTCTTGAGAGAAAATAATCTCACGGAAGTCGGAAACGACAAATCTATCTTACCACAGGAGTAATTAAATGACGGATGAAGCAATCGGAAACGATCCAGCGGAAACGGTACAAGATTCACTGAAAGCAAATTGGGATAAAATGGCAGAGGATACGCCTGATGAGCCCACTGAAGAAACACCAGATGAAACACCAGAAAAACCTGTTGATGAAACAGAAGAAGATAATCCTGATGATGCGCCGAAAGATGAATCGGCTGACGAGACAGAAGATGAACCTGTTGATGAGTCGGAAGATGAATCCGAAGAAGATACAGAAGGACTTGTTTCTCCGGAACACTGGTCTAAGAAAGACCGTGAAATGTTTGATGGTCTTGATGATGATGCAAAAGAATTTATCAATCGCCGTTATTCTTCAATGGAAAAGGATTACAATGGCAAGACTCAATCCATTGCCCGAGAAAAAAGGTTCAATGATGATATAAAAGAAATGCTTTCACCATATCGTCAAGACTTTGAACTCAATGGTGTGGATGATATTGGAGCAATCAAACAACTTGTAGCTGCACATGACTTCCTGCAACGTGACCCAAAGGGCGCGATTAAATGGCTTGCGGAATCATATAATGTTGAAATGGGTATGGAAGATGAATACGAGGATGAAGATTCGCCTCAGATTTCAGCCTTGCAGAAACAAATATCTGCGCTTGAGTCGAAATTGACTCAACAGGAATCATCTGCGAATCAGCAGACTATGGAAGAAATGAATCGTGAGATTCAAACTTTCAAGGATGCAAAAAACGATTCAGGACTGGAGCATCCATATTTTGAGGATGTCTATGCAGATATGGTGGATTTGGTAAGGGCTGGAACGGCAAAAGACTTGCAATCTGCCTATGAGAAAGCAGTATGGGCAAATCCTGATACGCGAAAGAAGATGATGGCAGAGATTGAATCATCTGAATCAAAGAAACGTATCAAGGAAACGAACGAGAAAACGAATAAGGCAAAGAGAGCTGCCAAGGTGAACCGTAAAGGTTCCGGCACGCCACAGGACGACAAAGGTCGTGAACTGTCTTTGCGAGAGACACTGCGTAAGAACTACAAGGACGCAGCGAGTAAATAGCACCTGTTCAGGTCAGCTATATGAAATGACGATAAGCACTGTAACAGTCAGTTTATCCCATAAAAAAATGAGTAAAGGAGTGAAATATGGCAAATCCAAATTTGTCTGAACTTATCACGACTACGCTCAGGGATAGAAGCGGAAAAATTGCTGATAATGTCAGCAAAGGCAATGCAATCCTGAGCAAAACTCGTGAGAAGGGTGGATGGTCGCCAGCTTCAGGCCGTGAAATTGTACAAGAATTGGAGTATTCGGAAGGAAACTTCACCTGGTACAGTGGCTATGAAGCAATCCCGATCACACCACCTGATGTAATTTCTGCTGCAACATTTGACTGGAAACAGGCTGCCGGTTCAGTTTCTATTAGTGGTCTTGAGTCTGATGTTCAGAATACTGGTGAGGAAGCTATTATTAGTTTGCTTTCTGCTCGTATTAAGAATGCAGAAAATACCATGCGTAATCAGGTTACTGTCGGCATGTATGCTGATGGTACTGGTAATGGTGGTAAAGAAATTGGTGGCTTGCAGTCTATCGTCGCTGATGATCCTACGACTGGTACAGTTGGCGGCATTAACCGCGCTAACTTCACGTTTTGGCGTAACCAGAAGTATGATTCTGTCAATGATGGTGGTGCTGCGGCAACGTCTGCAAACATTCAGGGTTATATGAACTCGGCTTTCCTTTCTGCCCAGCGCGGAAATGATAAACCTGACCTGATTGTTGCGGATTCCGCCTATTACAAACTGTTCTGGGCTTCATTGCAGGCTATCCAGCGCGTAACGACTAATGATGCAGTGGCTGGTTTCAAGTCACTGGCTTATGAAGCGAACGTGCCGGTGGTTTATGAAGATTCAACTGGTATTCCAGCGAATCATATGTATATGCTGAATACTGATTTCTTGAACTTCCGCTATGCACCCAAGCGTTTGTTCCAGCCGATGGATGCTCGTGAGAGTATCAATCAGGACGCATCGGTACATCTGATTCTGTTTGCAGGTAATTTGACTACGTCAAATGCTTCTCTGCAATCAGTGTTGTTTGAGTAAAGGAGGTATGACATGAGTGATTTCAAATCAACAGAACCGTATGTCGTACAGCAGGCTATTGATGCTACTTCGACAACCAAGAATCACGAGCTTGGCGAGATTGTCCGTGCCAAGGATATTGCTGCTACCGCCTACGGGTCTGGTGAGTTTATTTATCTGTTGGGTGTTGCTTCCACTGCCGTTGGTAGTGTTGTGACATTCAACGCTGATGATGGCTCAACTGCTCTTCTGGCTGCCAATGCAATCGGGCCTGTGGCTGTTGCCATGAGTGCGAATGTAGCAGGTCAGTATGGTTGGTATCAAATCTATGGAAAGGCTGTTGGCCTTGTGAAGGCATCCTTTGCTGACAATGCAAATTGTTATGCAACGGCAACTGCCGGAACCATGGATGATGCTATTGTTGCTGGTGATCGTGTGAAGAACTGTAAAGGGGCTTCTGCGATTGGTACTCCGGCGGCAGGGCAGGCTGAGTTAGAGATTCATTATCCAGCAATGGACGATGGTCTAGCTGCGTAATCTAGCCTTCGGGCTATACAAAACTGGTGGGGAGAGTTTCGGCTCTCCCTTTCCTTTCAAGGAGACAAAATGGCTAATCATGTTCGATTTTACAAATTCCCCGTATTGATGGGATTCAAGTCAAAACAGGAAGGTCGTGAAATTTATCAGGATCAGGACTATATCGAGATACAGGTTCCTGGACAAAAAAACCAAATCATTAAACGTGGTGTTCGGGAAAAGGACAAAATTGATTATCCTACTGAATGGACTGCGTATGATGCAGGAAGAGATGAGGCTCACGTTGGAACACCGATTGACAGGATACCGGGTATTTCTCCATCAATGGTGAAAGAGTTACAGGCTCTTGGAGTATATACAGTTGAATCAATGGCTGAATGTTCCGAGACAGGATTGCAGAAGATAGGCCATGGTGCACGGGATTTGAAAAACAGGGCGGAATCATATATCGGAGATTCTTCCAAGATTGAATCTCTCGAAAAGAAAAATGAAGTACTTGCAAAACAACTTGAAGAATTAAGTAAACAAATGGCTGCTGTTGCAAATACTAAACCTGAAAAGGGGGAAGATATGACTCCTGCACAGAAACGTATGGCAAAAGCACGCGCTGCTCGTAAGCCCACTAAGAAGGCCGCATGAGTCTTTTAACGATTGTCCAGAATACAGCGGATGCCATCGGTATTGACCAACCATTGGATGTTATTTCCAGCACGAACAAGACATCTATTCAAATGCTGTCTCTGCTCAATCGTTCCGGGCAAATGCTTGCAAGACGCTTTAACTGGAACAGGTTAATCAAGGAACAAACAGTAATTACTGTTGCATCGACTGCAAGTTATGCACTGCCAAAAGATTTCGTAAGAATCATAGATAACACCTTATGGGACAGAACGAATTACTGGAAGATGCGCGGTTCTATATCGCCACAGGAATGGCAATTTAGAAAGTCAGCAATCGCCGTTCAGGGCATAAGAAAGCGAATCAGAGTTTTTGGGAATCTATTATATATTGACCCTACGCCTACTGCTATTGAAACGCTTGTATATGAATATGTTTCAGACCAATGGACTACAGATTCCGGCGGGACGAACCCATCAAACAAATACAATGCAGATGGGGATTTATCAATTTTCCCTGAATATCTATTGGAACTTGATTTGATATGGAGATTCAGGAAAACCAAGGGTCTTGATTATGGTGAAGAATTTAGGGATTTCCAGACACAATTTGAACTGGAAAAACAGAATGACAAGCCTAGCGAAACCTTAATGATGGAACCTAATAGGCTTCAGGATTTTCCAGTTAATGTGCCTGAGACCGGATTCGGCCCGTGAGGCAGCCGTTACGCCCTAGCAATCAGGGGAGAACAAGCAGAACTCTTACAATTCCTGCTCCGTCAAAAGGCTGGAATGTGCGCGATGCTCTTGATTCTATGAATCCGCTATTCGCAGTTACGATGGAGAATATGTGGCCTGTATCCGGAGGGGTTACGCTCAGGAACGGTTCAACACCACACGCAACAGGTTTAGGCGGTGAAGTATTCTTTCTGGCTGAATTTGATGCTGGCTCAACGAATACAATGATTGCCGGAGCAAACGGGAACCTTTGGGATGTCACATCGGCTGGAACTGCCTCATCATTAAAGTCAGGACTTATATCTGACAAATGGCAATTTGCTCAATTCGATGATGCTGCCGGGGGCGCAAGAATGGGTCTTGTAAATGGCTCCGATGCACCTCAGATATATAATGGGTCTACGGTTTCGGCTATGACCATTTCAGGAACAGGTCTTACTCCGGCAAACCTGAATGGAATCAACGTTTTCAAGGGTAGAAGTTATTTTTGGGACAGTAATACTCAGGATTTTTGGTATTCAGCAACCAATGCTCTTGGAGGTACATTAACCAAGTTCCCATTAGGTCGTGTTTCTGGCTTCGGCGGCAATTTGATAGCAATGGGAACATGGACTGTTGATGCCGGCGATGGCGTTAACGATTTGGCTGTATTCTGTATGTCATCCGGTGATGTGATTGTCTATAATGGCGATGACCCCGGCGCCACATGGGCTTTGGTCGGTATTTATCATATTGGTGGAATTATGTCAGTTAGGGGGCTGGCCAAGGTTGGAAGTGATTTGGTTGTATTGACTTCTGATGGGTATATTCCGATGTCTCAGGTTTTGAGGGCTGGTAATATCGCGGCATCCAAGGTTTCAGATAATATCAGGAATGAGATTTTATCTGTTACATCTGCATATAAGTCTAATTATGGATGGGACATTCTCCAATATCCAAAAGCCAATATGCTTCTTTTCAATGTTCCAGTAAGTGCAACACAATTCGATCAGCATGTGATGAATACACTCACAGGCGCATGGACAAAGTTTACAGCATGGAATGGGCGATCATGGTCTTTATTGAATGATGATCTTTATTTTGGTGAGAATGGAACAGTGTTCAAGGCTGATACAGGGACTTCTGATAACGGTAACTTCATCATAGGGATCGGACAACAGGCATGGAACAGACTTGGGCTTAGTGGTATTCAAAAGACTGTTACTCTAGGTACATTTTTCGGCAAAACAGATTCCAATGACGTTTCATATAAACTTGATATGGGTGTCGATTTCATTGACCCAACAGGCGATCCAGATGAGAACCTGCCTCTGGTTTTTGATAACAGAATAACACATTCAGGTGATGCGCGAGTTACTTCTGACGGTTCATTCAGGACTTCAATCCCTGATGCAACGGTTATCAAACGGTGGGAAAGCGTACTTTTACAAGGGGAATCTTTCTCCCCACGCATCCAGATTAAATCAACCAGCGCTAATTTCGATTGGTATTCAACAGGGCTGGTATTTCAAACAGGCGGGTTAATTTAATGGCAAATAAAACAATAGCAAATCTAACACTTAAAGCCGTTCCAGTAGTAACTGATGAAGGCGAACTTCAGGAAACCGGAGGCGGGAATTCAAAAAAATACACTCTCGATACAGTCCCTTATGGCGACACAATTAAAAAGGGGGTTCAGCAGGGAACAACTAATTGGGTTGATGGCGGCGGAACGGCCGATGCAATCACGGCTGTTTATTCTCCGGCAATCACAGCCCTTGTTGATGGGCAATTATGTTTTGTGCGTGCAACGCTCGCAAATGCTACGACAACGCCCACTTTCGCTCCTAATGGACTAACTGCAAGGACAATCGTTCGACAAGGAGGTTCCGCGCTTGTAGCGGGTGACATTGTAGGCAATGGATATGAACTTATTCTTCGCTATGATTTAACCAATACACGATGGGAATTATTGAATCCTGCAAAAATAGATGGATCGGATGTTGTTAATACTCCGGCAGGCAATATAGCGGCTACAACTGGACAAGCAGCGATAAATGAATTAGACACAGAAATATCATTAAAAGCTGCCCTTGCAGGGGACGACTTTACCGGAACAATCACAACTCAACTTGGCGCAAACATAGCCTCTGCAACTACCCTAGCCCTCCCCGCTGACGGCAACACTGTCCACGTAACGGGTACGGCTACCATCACAGACTTCACCGTTCCAGCCGGGACACCCTCCAGCGCGGCAGGCCCATGGACACTTATTGCAGACGCGGCATGGAGTGTGACACACTCGGCTGGCGTTATTGACGTGGTAGGTGGCTCGTCTATCACCATGGCTGCTGGAGATATGGTTGTAGTCTGGCAGGATGGCGCGACATTCAGGGTGGCTAAGTTGGCATCCGTGAACGGTGGTGGAAAATTAGTTCAGCGCGTGGAAGGTACACCATTCACAACATACGCTTCCACTTCAACAATTATCCCGGATGACGACACAATCCCCGCCATAACAGAAGGTGCCGAGTATGCCACGGTCACAATTACTCCCGTCTCGGCAACAAACAGATTGATTATAGAAGCAACCGCTGACCAAGTAAGCTCTTCCACAAGCGCTACCATAATCATCGCCTTGTTCCAAGACACCACCGCTGCTGCAATAGGCGCGAGCCGTGTGTGGAACAGCAGCGCTGGTTGGGTTAAGACTTATAGTGTTCGCCATGAGATGGCGGCAGGAACCACATCGGCAACAACATTCAGGGTTCGCATAGGGCCGAATACCGGAACAGCTTATATCAATGGCGGTTCTTCAGGCCGTTTCTTGGGGGGATCGACCGCGGTGCGGATTTCAGTAACAGAGGTTAAGCCATGAATTACATAGCGATTGCAGGAGAACTTGGAATTGATGCAGAGACCGATGGCGATGGGTCAGTCTTTTCAGAGATGAGATGGAACCGAAAACCAACGCAAGCGGAGATTTCTGCTGCTTGGACAGCCATTCAGAACCGTGAGAGTAATGTCAACATTATTGCTCAAATAGAGGCTATTGATATTAAACGCATTCGCCCATTAGCAGAGGGTGACACTGCGTATCTCGCTACATTGAATAAACAGATAATCGCACTACGGGCAAAGCTGAAATAATGTTCACACTCAAAGCCATAATCTTAACAGTTGCAGGCTGGTTCATTGTGCCGGTTCTTGCTTACTTCACACCTGCTACATCGACCCGGTTCCGGTGGCTGGATTCTGTGTACGGCAACGGGACGCCTGATACGATAGAAGGCGATGCAAACTATCGCCGGATGATTCCTAATCAGTTTATGCGCCGTGTAAGGTGGAACGCATTCCGCAATCCTTTGAATGCTTGGTATTACGGGATGGGGCCGGATGGTGTGATAGCCAATATAAGAACCATGACTGACAAGACACTGATTCAGCTTATGGACGGCTCGGAATACACCATGAAGAAACGCCACTTGTTTGGAAAATGGTATTGGGAGAGTGGCTATAACCTCCGTGAAGACTGGCGTATTAACCCTGAGACTGGTGACAGAATGGCACAGCTGAAGGTTGGCAAGCAATTCCGCAACAGAAAATTAAGTCCATGGGGATTGAAGCATGCCGACTCGAAGTGGCCTGTATGAAAAGCCCAGCATCACACGCTGACGTTGTGAATGCCATCAAAGAGCATGAGAACGTCATGCACACGGCCTTGCATGCTCAGATAAATACGCTTGATGGGAAGATTTCATCTTTAACTCATGACCACAATGAAAGTGTCAAGGCCATACGGGATACGCAAACTGAAATTGTAAACTCAATACGAAGCATGTCGGGCATGGTTGATGCGTGGAATAGTGCCGGATGGTTGAAACGCACAATCATTGAAATCGGTAAACTTGTAATTGCTATTTCCGCAATATCGGGTGCGGTTTGGGCAGCCTTGCATTTCGGGAGTAAGCCATGAGCAAAGACCTTGATGATCTGGCCCCAACACTTCGGGCCATATGCATTGAACACCTGTATCAGTCAAAGCAGGAAGGCATCGATATGAGGATATTGCAAACTTGGAGGCCACTGGAAAAGCAGGCGCGGCTGTACCGGGCAACCCGTTCCATTGAGGAAATACGCGCAAAGGCTCAAGACCTCATTCATCTTGGCTGCCAGCACTGTGCAGATGTATTACTAGCCGTAGGGCCACAGCCCTATCCAAACTGGCTACCGCCGCACAAACACCTGACAATGGCTGCGCCCGGAGAAAGCAAGCACCACAAGCTGCATATCTTCAATGGTATCTGGGCTTGTGCATATGACATTGGATGCTTTGACGCTGATGGTAAATACATTCAGGATGGGAACCACAGGGACTATAAAACCGCCGGAAGACTTGGAACAGGGCTTGGGCTACAGTGGCTTGGTGAAGGCCCACAGAAGTTCAAGGAAGCCGCACACTTTCAACTTGCTGGCTTGCCAGCCACAAAGGAACGTTTAGAAATTGTGGTTGAATGAATACTGGCAGCCGTAGCGTGCCACTTGAGGGCTACCTAAGGCGGACGAAATCACGTGATATGGTTGAGGAATCGCTGACCTCACTGCCAGTAAAATAAAGGAGGATTGATATGACTGAGCTACTTTTATTTCTTGCTGGAGCATTCCTTGGCCTTGTTACAGGCTGGCTAATATGCCGTAAATGGAACGCGAAAGCAGAAGCGGAATACCGAAAGCGGTTGGCACAGCTTGAAGAGATTACAGGTTTATAATGCCTGAGATTGAACCCCTTACAGCGGAGGAGATCGACTTTGTTCGTCGAGTACGCCGCCGATGGATGTGGATAATACGTGGAACCTATGTTGCCCTCGGTACTGCTATAGGTGGTGCGGCGCTGGCTTGGTTCTTGGATATATAAAGGAGGATTGATATGTGGAGTTTTATTTCAGGATTAGTTACGCCAGTCACCGACCTGATCGGTAAGTTTGTCGAGGATAAAGACAAAGCAAACGAACTCCGTGGTCAAATGTTCGCTCTGCAAACGCAAATGGCAGAGAAGATGATGGACTATGAGAAGCAGCTACTCGAATCAAAATCCAGCATCATCATCGCGGAGGCGCAGGGCAACTCATGGATGCAGCGAAGCTGGAGACCCATTACGATGCTGACCTTCCTTGCGCTTGTGGTTGCAGATAGCTTTGGCTGGCTACCAAATCCGCTTGCAAAAGAAGCATGGACGCTGTTGCAGATTGGTTTGGGCGGGTATGTGACAGGACGCTCTCTTGAGAAATTGGCCCCCAAAGTCACCGAGGTAATGAAGCGCAAATGATCCGCCTACTCCTCACTCCTACCCTCTGCAGCACTAATCCTGTCTTGTGCAATCTTGAAATATCCCTCATCCAGCTCAATGCCGATGTAGCTTCGGTTTAGATTTTTACATGCTACTCCAGTGGTTCCGCTGCCCATCGTGAAGTCTAACACCGTCTCGCCTTCGTTAGTGTAGGTTTTGATTAGGTATTCCATCAAGCCTATTGGTTTTTGTGTGGGGTGTACCTTACCACTAGAATTATGCACACACTTAATTCCGCGTAAAATTGTATCTGGATTTATTAAATCAGATTGCCTGTCTAAATACATCTCACCTTGCCCACCGTAAACAGTGGTTTTCGAGTTCTTCTTATTCCCAGACTTTTGCTCATTTATCCTTTGTCTTTTTTGCGGGTTATATGTGGGGCTTTTTTCGCAAAAAATAGCTATATCCTCATGCCCTCCCATCGGCATTCTCCTTGCGTTTAGATTGCCAGTCTTTAAGTTTTTCTCCCATACCCAGCAATACTTAAACATCTTCATATTGCTTGCTATCAGCGTCGTCGTAAACGGCTGGCTCGCTGTCATTACAATAGCTCCGTTATGCTTAATCACTCGTTTCAACTGCCCCCACATTGGTTCTAACGGAATTACACTATCCCATTTACAGGCAGTCGTGCCGTAAGGTGGGTCAGTCAATATCATATCAACCGATCCGCTCTCAATTTCTTTCATTCGCTCAAGACAATCGCCCTGCATTAGTCTTATTGTCATGTGTTCATAGTCCTTAGTAGGTTCGGCCTAACAAAAACATCAAGCGGACAACAAAAAGCGTTACCGCTTAATAATGGTCGTTATGTTTTGCTGCTCTTATACTGTGATACGTGAGCGTTTTTACACGCCATACAATACTCTAAGGCATCGCTCCCTAGCCTCCACGCCAAGTAATCATTATATCTCTCGCACTTAACTTTTTTACACTCTTTTCCTGTTCTTGCTTTCGGGTGAAACTTGCTATAAAAATCTGTCATACCCCTTGCTCCTATAGTCAACATAACAATTAATTCCAGCGGATTCGCTACGCTTACCGCTTAATAATGGTCGTTATACCTCATTACCCCAAGCATCCCAGCCGGGAGTTTTTTCACGGGCAAAAAGTTCAATTCGCGGCACATCACCGCATAGAGCTACAATCCTATTACGTACCTCACTTGGCTTTTCGCTATGTTTAATCTGATATAGACTCATTATTCCTCCGCTTTCTTTCGTAATGCTTTTGCACAATCTCTACATCCATCTTTGAAGGATGCCTGCAGACCTTTTGACTTGGTTACACATATTTCCGCAGCTTCAAGGAATGCTTGCTTGCGGGATTCTTTCAGCGTGTCTGCTGCGGTGTTCAACAGCCTTGATAAATCCTGCGCTATAGCTTTTTCGGTGGCAAGAAAAACACATCTTCCCGCCTTGCGAAGATCAGCAATAAGGTCTTCTTTCTTTTCATTACTTTGTGGCATTGTTATTCTCCTTCAAAGCCATAACAGCATGGCGGATGGCTTCGGTGTAGGTATCACAGGCTTCTACATAAAAACTTTTCGGGCCGTCTGTTTCCCACCAGCTCGTAGCACTGGTCCCTCTGATTTCGGCAAACCTTCTGTATGTGGGCTTATCCATTCTTTAGTCATCACTCACCACCCATTAAACTCAGGAAGGGCATCAAGTTCGGCCTGAGTCATCCATATTTTCTTAAACTCAAACACATCATCACTCTCAAGTTCACGAAGTTGGTCAAGAGCATCATCAACAGATGATATACACCACGCGCCGTCGAACCGTAGCTTTGCCATCTCAATTATCTCCGTATTCATGTCACAATTAACGTGGTGCCCATTCGATATTGAGCGTTCGTCGAGGACGCACATACTTTGGCAATTACATTCAACCCTTCTCATCACATCCAACTCCTCGGCCAGTTATACTCTGCCGGTATTACTTCAATCGTTATATTTCTAACCCAGCTTTTCTAGCTTTTTCCAGATCATTAAAAACCCACTCAGGCGGCTGCCCTCCGGTTCTGTACGTGACTAATAACCGTGACTGCGCTTTTAATGTTTTTTTCAAAAGCACGATCAACTTTTCCTGTTCTTTAGCAAAGCCATTCATCGCATCAGATGTGTATGTTGCAGCATCATTAAGATGTTTGTCATTAAGTTTATTGTCTATCAAATATTTTTGTGCATCATTCATTTCATTCTCCTTTATCTCCTATCCCTAACATTTCTATAGCAATCTTTGATCCTGCTTTGAACCACTGAAAATCTGAGCGTGTGGAATTAGCACAATAATTCCCATCAGGTGATACACGCTCAAGATAGTCTCCCAAATTAGGGCTAAGAACTCTTTTTGCTTCTTCTTCAAAAGCTTCTCGTATTTTGGTCATCAGGGATCCTCCATTGTTGTATAGGCATTGGAACTGATAGCATTGCACGCAACCAGACCTTACCGCGAGATGTGGATTCAAATATCTCCTGATCTCTGTCATAAAACTTTATCATGTGCCAGTCGAACAGGTCTTGTGCATATTCAATTACTGCTGGGGCGTCACAGTTTGGCATGGGTGATGGACGTGTATAGGCATGAATCAATATCTCTAAATGTAATGGTGTTATCATTTATTCTCCTTCAAAGCCATAACAGCATGGCGGATGGCTTCGGTGTAGGTATCACAGGCTTCTACATAAAAACTTTTCGGGCCGTCTGCTTCCCACCAGCTCGTTGATATTACTTCATCCCCAATATGCTTAAACTCTGGCACTATATATATGCCATGCTTGTCCCCCAACGCCACCACTGTCTGCATCAAGTCGGCAGGGTTAGATAAAGAAAAGACTCCGGTTTCAACAGCTATTGGTGCTATGACTTTACTAATCCCGCACAACACAGTCGCAGCAACATCACTCTGTAATATGAAGTCTTTATCAGTCATCTTCTCTCTCCGGTGGCTTCCCTTGGTTAATCTGTTGCATTATACGATGACCCCAGCATAGGGCTGCATATCTATCCCCTGTAGAATTACCTAGGACTTCAAACATCCTAGACCCACATTCGAATTTAATCAGTAACCTTCTCAGGGTTATATTTTGTATAACCCCGTTACCAAAGCAAGGATGCCATACCTCATCTCCTATCCTTCCATCTCTTACAAAGTTTTCAGCCATTGTTATTCTCCTCTAATATAACAGGCCAATAGAATGCATCCATATTCTGCCACATAACCTTACTAGCTTCTGTAAGACCGAACCAAGCATCCATTGCTTTGTTATGTACTAGAACTCTTGCATCATCCGCTAGCCCTTCTGGCTTCTTATCAGTGCCTATCTCCGGCCACCATGCATGAGTATGGCCTTGTTGTATGATGGGGCGGCAATTCTCACAAGGTTGTTCCACCTTAATCACCCTCTCCCATTGCTCCATTGTCAGGCCATCAATCTTCTCTAAGTCGGATTGTAGTATAAAGTCTTTATTCATCATCATCCTCCCTCATAGGCGGTTTACCTTGGTTTATTCTGTGTTCCAAAGCTCGTCTTGAACAAGTTAGCATTAAATAATCCGGTGGCCCCTCTAGACATTTTTTATGATAGAACCTTGCACTCTCTCGTTGTGCAAATTCTGTTACATAACCTAGAAGGTCACTCATTGCAGTAAGCAGTAACTCATTATCGGATAAAGAACATAATGCCTTTATTCGCGGAGATATTAGGCTCTCTTCAGTATCAGATAATTTCATTTCCATTCCCCTGGCCAGCTCTCCATGCTTTCATTATTCCTCCGCTTTCTTTCGTAACGCTTTTGCACAATCTCTACATCCATCGGGAACGTTGCAACTGATGTACCGGATTTCGTTTGTCTCACATCACAGTCGCGGCCAATGTTCCCAATAAAATTACAGTTATTTTTTGCTGACATTATAGCCCCTTATTTTCCTACATCCAGCCAACCTGTGACCATCCCAACTACAGGAATAAGTCCAATGCCATATACCACTTCTGCCTTATATGGAGCTTTGAAGTCACAGTTTGATAACTTAATAATGTCTTGTATCCAGCCTGCCCCTATAATGGTTAGAATTATTCCATAAGCTATAAATATATTTCTCATCTTATATCTCCTTTTTATTCCTCTGAAATCCGTTTACGCAATTCTTCCATGCCAATAGACGTTCTCTTACCTAAAACGTACTTGTGCGACTTAAAAACATCCCCTATTGCCTGTTCAACAGTACGAACGCCAGTCCTGAAAGGCCACAGTGAGCAGTCTTTCGTTGTGCAGGTGGCAGGATTCGCTCCAATACACTCACGGCAATAGCGGTTTATCACCTGCGCCTTCTTGACTCCCTTCGGCGTTTTACTCATACGCATAGGCCAGAGTTTGCATTCTTTCTCAAAACTGCAATTCTTAATTGTTCCGGTTTCGCCAGCTACACAATCCACACAATAGAGCCTGATTGATTCTGTGCGGTTAAGGCATTCTTTACTCATTTTGCCACCCCAGCTGTTTCAATGTTTCATCACGCAACTTATTACACGCTTCTATTTGCGCCTTCAGCCCGGCCACAACCTTATCGTCAGGATAAACTCTGATTGGAAGGCTTGGAAGCAAGGGATTATAGAATACTACATCACACCACTTTCGTTCGCAAATCATCATCTGGCCTTGCACCTGAGCTACATATTTCGGCATCAGCTTTTTATGCCTCTTATAATATAGGTTCATTTCCACCAGCAGCAAGCCTTTCAACCGTTTCAATTCCAGCAGCCCATCATCATTTACCAGTGAATCAGGGGAACATCCACACGTTGCGTCATCATCGGTAACAAAGCCAACTTGAGTCACATCATATCCAGTGGTGAACTCATAATGTTCACGCGCTGCCGCTTCATCTTCCTTTCCAGCACCCGTCCACGCATTCCCCTGAAACTCATCCAAAGGCGATCCGGTGAACTTTTCACATACCTTGCTATATGCATAGGCAGCCATTTGTTTGGATGGTTCCCCAGTGCCAGTGATAAGCGCCGAGAACCTACTGGCTGTTGGGACTTTACACCTTAAAGCTAGCCATTCAGGTGAGCCTTGTTCTACATCATAGACTTTCATCCGCCCAACTCTTTCTTACGCATAATATAAATGTGCTGTGCATCGGCCCTTTCTTTGCCTTTCAGGTTTGCAGCATATAATGCTCTGGCATCCAGCTCGGCCAGCGTTTTGGCAGATTCCAGCGCTTTGGCAACTGAATCAAAGGTTATCGGCTTGATTGATTTGGTTGGCTGTGTTCCGTGAAAGTCATCCGCCTCAATATCTGAATAAACGCCTACCTCACTGAACCGAGCCAGTTTCAATATGACCCTATCTTTTGCGCGCTTCTCAGCCATTGCCCAAGGATATGAATTCTTATTGTTGTCGGGGGATGCCTCACCTATCGACCATGAAGACTCATCTCCCAGCCTACCAGTTACCTGAATGGCGATTGACTTCCCCTCGGCAAATAATAACTTAGGCTCGTCGAATGTTATACCAAGTTGCTGGGCAATTCCTTCGCATGCTCGATGAAGCATGACCAATGTGCCGTGGCAGTCCCAAACATCATCTTTAACTAGCCCGAATTTCTCTTTCAGTGCTGCTAAATCAGCTTTAACTTTTGCCATCATCCACCTCCGTCATTTCCATCTCCATCGCCTCCCACTCACTCTGTGGCGATGGGTGCAATACTCTATCTCTCCGCTTCAATTCCCGTTCCAGCCTATCCATAAACGTAGGGTCGCACCGCGCTCGTGATACGGCCATGTCAGCGATCATCTTTACGCATGCGTCCATCTTCATCCTTCTCCTCCTTCGTTTATTTGTCGCCATGCGTCATCATCGTCAATATGCGCACCCCGATTGAACAGCAGCACAACCGCAAGAGCGAATAGATATGATACGATTATCGTTGTCATCATTTACTCCATGTCACCACAGCAAGCACATACATGGCTGTGAAATATGCACCGGCCAGCATTAAACCGATGGTGTCCCAGTGGATTCTCATACGTCCTCCCCATGCCCTGACATCTTCGCCAGCGTTTTGAGTGCGCCATTCACGGCATCGGCATCAAAGCATTTCTCCCGATGCTTTTCATATTCGTAATCATCCTTTGCCGCCTGTTCATTCTCTGCCTGTCGTTCTGCATCCTCAATACACCAGTCCATTGCCAATCCCTTTTCATCTTTTGAAAGCTGAGAGGAAATATCAATATCTCCGATAGTCACCTTGTAGAGATCAATTTCCGGCTCTTCGGCAGGGTCATCCCTTGTGGCAGGACGATGCTCCCCATATATGTGATAGTGCGGCTGGA